AAACTCTTGATCGGTCTCACCAACGTTGATGGAGTACTCATTAGAAGTATCGTTTTTCTTGTCACGAACCACCAACTTAACCACGCCTGCTTCACCAACTGCCACCAGGTCGGGGAGTTGATAGACAGCGGATGCTTTCAGCAGAGACTGCAGTTGAGTGCTGTCAAGTTTAAAGCACACATCTTCAGTAGGAAGTTGAATAGACTTCTCAGGGGGAGAAACAATAACACTGGGATCAGCAAAGAAGTATTTGGTCTTACGATCCTTACCTTCACGGATAGTCAGGTTAGACTCGTTAGGGAATTCGATAGAAGGATTGTCGTGCAGAGTGACGCCATTCAGGAATTGCACCAAGTCATAGATTGCAAAGTCACGGGGGATCTCTTCCTCAATCTCTGCCTCTGCCAGGATGTTCTTCATCACAGACATGGTACGGAGAGTATTACCCTTCTTAAATGCAATAGACTGATTGATAGAAGCGAAGTTCTTCAGCAGGTTGACTGTCTTTTCAGAGAGTTTCATAGGTTCACGGAGTTTCATCATTGTGGGTAAGTTTCACGCTTAGCGTTCTTGTCGTTAAAGTGCATGAGAAGAACAGCATAGTGCAGAATCTTCATAATGTCACGTCGGGCAGTGCCTTTCTTATCATAACGAGAGGCATACTTGAGAATGTTGGAGCGGCAGAATGCTTCTCCATCACCACACGCTTCAATCAGATCAAGTGTCTGAATTTTGTCATCACCAGCAGAATAGTGAGCGTTGTATGTGCCAGAAATATAGTCTTGTAGTTCTTTGAGGATTGCATCCTCATCATATTTGTATCTATTGGGGTCGTTGTTCATAGAAATGGTTAGATCAAAAGGACTCTCCCTATTGGGATCATTACGATCAAAATCATAATAATGTTCTGAGTGTTCTGTCATTACATCATATAGTAGGGACCAAGCATTAGTCATTATATCACTCCGCCTTGGAGTTGTCAATTGCATAGATGTTATCGCCAGGATGCTCATCTTCGGGCATCTGGAAATCAGCATCTACTTTGTCATAGAGTTCCATGAATGCCTGCTTGGTTTCATCATCAAAACGATTGATGCAGACAGAAATTGCCTTTGCCTTATCAGCGAAGATACTGTAAGCACGAATGATGTGGACCAGACGACGAGTGGAAATAATGTCTTCGATACCACCATCATAGAAGGTCTTGCGGATGATATCACCCCAGTCAACCAGACGCTTGCAAAAATCAGGAGCAACCACATTAAGGTCTCGTGCCACGTTCTCCAGAATACGCTGCTCAGTCTTTACTGAAGGGTATTCTTGCTCGAAGGTGACGGGGAATCGCTCAAGGAACGCTTCGTTGAGCACATTAGTTCCAATGAATCGTCCGTCGTCACTACCTTTACCCTTAGTGTTGGCTGTGGCAATGACGTTGAATCCACTTGCAGGAGTAACCCACCGTCCGATCTTCTTAAGGAAAACTCCTTTCCCCTCAAGGATAGATTGGAGACAGAGAATTTTGTTAGAAGCGAGGTCGATTTCGTCAAGGAGCAATACAGCACCTCTTTCGAGCGCCTCGATGACGGGCCCGTTATGCCAGGCGGTGTTGCCATCAACAAGACGGAAACCGCCAATAAGATCATCTTCATCAGTTTCGATAGTAATGTTTACACGGATGAGTTCCCGTCCTAGTTGGGCACACGCTTGTTCGACAGAAAACGTTTTACCATTGCCCGAGAGACCCGTGATAAACGTAGGGTAGAAGAGACGGGACTGAATAATCTTTTTAAGATCACCGAAATTGCCAAACTTGACGAAGGAATCATCTTTCTCAGGGATAAGGTTTTGTTCGATAGCAGGAAGTGCAGCGGGTGCCTGATAAGTCTGCTCAAGTTGTTCGGTCACAGTCAGGTTCCAACGACCACGACCAGTTTTGTAGTCTGTCAGTTTATTGGTTACAGTTTGATAGTTGCAGTCATTCATAGCGCACCATGCTTTGATGTCAGCAGTAGTGACACTTTCACCATAGGTGGACTGGAGAGAACTCACGATGCCTTCTTTAGAAAGACTCATTTGACTTGCTTTGTGTTAACTGAACTAATTATACAAGAAAAAAGCACCCCTGAAGGTGCTCAATGGACAGTTTTAAGATTGGTTCACTCAGCGTCCTTGAGTTCCTGAATGAGTTTCTTCTTACTCTTGCGTCTGTCCAACTCAATGCCCATAGTGCGACCCACTGCTTCCAGTTCCAGTTTGGACATATCACCAAATGCTGGTTCTGCAGCAGGTGTAGGTGCCGCTACAGGGGCGGGAGGAGTAGGAGCAGCGGGTGCTGGTGCCTTCTTTTTTCCTCCTATAAGGTCTCCAAATTTAGACATTGCTTTTAATATCGAGGTTTTAAATATTTATCAAGCGATAAGTTCGATAAACTCACCCAAGACTTTTTTGTTCATCTTTTTACTGCGAAGACTCTTAACAAATGCAGTTTTGATTTGACCTTTGGTTGCATCTTCCTTGACATCAAACTCAGAATCCTGACTCATTGCAGCAGAAGACAGACCAAAGTATTTGTGATATCCAGAGTTTTTGATGGTAAAGGACTTCTCTTTCTTCCAGGTTTTGTGCATTTTTTCATAGTCAGAAGGAGCACCAGCATATTGACGAATGAATGGAGCTGCATCACGAGGAGCAAGAACACGAATACCAACAAAGTTTACACTCGGCATACGGTCACGAAGAATACGAAGCAGGATATTAGTTTGGTTGTACCATGCCACATCCAGAGAATAGGTTCTACCAGTCTTACGATCACGAATGAATGCATTACGACCGAGACCATTAGTTCCAATAAATGGTTCATCGTACTGACCCAGACGCTCAAACAGTTTGTGATACTTGAGTGGAGGTGCTTCACCATCAGTCAGAATCACACACTGAACTTTTTCTACATTCTTATCAGATTTAAAGTTAGGAATAATTTGAGTCAGAGAAACCAGTGCTTCATTCAGAGGGGTGCCAGACAGGGACAGACCCACAGGACACAGATAGTTTACTCCCCAGGAAGAACTGAAATACTTAGCAAGACGCCAAAGATGAATCATCTGCTTCTCAAGTTCATGACCTTTAGTGGAACTTGTCAGCATATTCATCATTGAGAAGTATTCACGAACTTGGACTAGTCCATCTCGCTTTTCATAGGAAAGTTCAGTAATGCCAGTCCCGTCGTTACGAGGATAGTCGTTAGTGAATGCATAGACATCGAAAGGAATACCTACTTTTTTACAGAACCAAACAAGATTGAAGAGTTGTTTAACAGTGTCAGTCATTACATGAGACATGGACCCAGACCAGTCAAGAACAAAGACCAGACCATGGTTCTTTCCGTCTGCCAAGGTGGTTACCTTTTTAAACAGATCTTCATTGTATTTGTATGTATGAAGTTTGGTGCAATCAAGAATACCGGTACGAGCGGTGCTGGCACGAGCATATGCACTAGCAGACTTGCGGCACTCAAACTCTTTTACCAGATAGTTGACTTCTTTCTGAGCACTACGTTTGAAATCGTAGAATTCCTGATCAACCTTCTCAAATGGATTTTCAGGTTGTGACTCAATAATTTCACAGTTAGTCCACTGCTGTTCACAAACTTTGTGAATCTCAGAGTTAGAAATAATAACGTGCTTGAGATTTAACTTAGGAAGTTCTGCATAGACATTTTCATAAGAAGCATCATCTGCCAAATCTTTGACTGCCTCATCAAAAGCACTCATAGTCTGTACATCTAGGTCAGCCATGTCACCGGCACCACCAGTCGGTGCTGTTAGCTGCTCAGGTTCTGAGTCATCGCTACTTTCGTTTTCACCGTCACCAAGTTGATTAGAGGTAGATTGCATCTCATTCTCTTCAGATTCTTCAGAATCTTGACCATCACCAGGAGACTCCATGGGGTGTTGATCAAAAGTAACCTTATTCTCTTGCTCCTCTTTCTGCTTCATGCAGTATTCATACAGATCTTTTGAGATTTTCAGAACATCCTCAAAAGTTTCTGCATTAGCAAGTCTCTGGACGAAAACATTTTCTTCATCAGAGTGGAATGGGACATCTACGTGATTACCAATCTTAAAGTGCAGATTGAGACGGTCTGCCAAGTTCAGGGCAGCAAGGTCTTCATCCTCAATCCGAAAGAAATCTTCATCGTGAAGTTGACCATATCCTTTCCAGAAAGTCTTGGACAGACCAGGATACTTACGCTTCATCAACTTCTCAATACGAGCATCCTCCACAACATTGACAAACTGTGGAGGAATCTTGTGGTCTTTAAACCAGTCAACATCTGGAGTATAAAGAGCGTGTCCAACCTCATGACCCACCAAGAGATCATAAACATTAGCACTGGTGTTCCAGTTGGGCAGGGTCAGGACACGGGTATGGACGTTAAAATATGCAGTCTCTACGTTCTTGTTCTCAACCACCAGATCTTCGGTGGCAAGCAGTTTAGCAAGTTGCGATTTGATCTCGTGGGAAACAGTCATCGAAATTCGTTCGTATGGACTCATAATACGACGAAACCCGCCTCTTGTGCGGGTTCATGTGACGCTTTTTAAACTGGGACAGTGCTTCTCTCCGTGCTCTCATCGCCTGAGGTTTGAGAGTGGGTTTCTGTTCTTTCTTGGAATGGTGTTGCCAGTTAGGAGTTGTCATCGGTAATACCTTTGATACGTTTCCATTTGTTATGCATGGCTTGCATGTGCCATGACTGTGCCAAACTTCTTGGTCCGTTCTCTAGTAACTCAAGTTCCCTCTTGTCACTAGTGAACTGTTTGTACTCCTCTCTCCAGTTCATGAGACTTTTTTACTGAATCCTTTTATCTTATCAAATTTGATGAGATTGTCAAATTTATCTGCTAGTTCATCGGTCTTGTGGGAAATCACAAAGACATTAGCATCCGTGACGGCATACTTAATAATCTTTGTAAAGTAATCAGTTCCAAATCCGTCCAATGAACTATCAAAGATTTCATCCAGGATTAGGAGATTGGTACTAGCAGAGTTCTTTCTTCTAGCAATCTCTCTCCAAGTAAAGAGGAGAGACAAGTCGATTCTCATCTTCTCTCCTTCACTGAATGATTCATAACTAAAGTCTTCATGTATCGGGGATTTTACAGTCTCCTTGAATTCTTCATCCAAGGAGAAGTTAATATAAAAGTCCATCAACTGAAGATATTTGTTGATCTGCTGATTCATAAGAGGCAGATATCTCTTAATAATTTTGGATTTTACTCCACCATCCTTCATTAAGGAATGGGCAAATTCGTGGTAAACGTTATTCTCTTTTTGTTCGGAATGTTTAGATTGGAGTCCCTCCAGTTCTTTTACAAGTTTTTCTAATGCATGGTGCTCAGTATTTCGGTTCTCAAGTTGCTCGGTAATTGTTTGAATTTCATTCTCAAGATCTCTTGATCTGTTATACAATCCTGAAATCCGAGTATTTGCTTTAGAAATCTCATGCGTTAGGTTAGTTGCCTCCGTAGAAAGAACCTTGAAGTGGTTTTCTTTTTCCTCCTCAAGTCTGATTGCTTCTTCCAATTCGGTAAACCCCTGTTGGAGTTCTTTTGCTTTGGATTCAGCCTCATTAATTCTATTTAAGCGAAACGATTCCTCAATATGCTGATCACAGGTAGGGCAGACCGTATTCTCTGCAAAAAATTTATGTTCCTTAGTAATAGTTGATACTTTCTGTTGCAGTTTACCACGAAGCGTACCAAGTTTCTTAAGTTTCTTGTCAGAACCTGAAGATATTTCCATCTCTTCTTCGACCTTTCTCAGTTCCTCTCCATAACCATCAATGTCCTTCATCAGGTCTTGGACATTACCTGCAAACTCTTTGATTTTATCTTTTTTGTCTTGGATATTCTTCTTGCCAGTCTCCTCCAGGTCAGAGATGAATGACTTCTGCATATCAATCTTTTCTTCTACCAGGTC